CCTCGGTCGCCTTCAGCCGCTCGGCCAGCTGGTCGAGATCGGCGTTGATCTTGTCAATCTTCACCAGGTGATCGCCATGGCCCTGCTTCTCCTCGATCGCCTTCAGGCGGGTATCGTTCGCGGTCTTGAGTGCCTCGAACGCGGCCGCCTGAGCGTCGAGCACCTGCTTCACGTTATCCATGCTCGGCTCCTATCCATTGAACCGCCGGCACAATGCCGCGGCCTCTTCAGCTGTCAGATCGCGATCGTCTGCCTCGCGCAGTGCTCGCATTCCCGCCGTTGCGACGGCTTTGGCTTCGGACCGCGAGAAGCCTGCCTCACGCAGGATCCGCTCCAGTCCTCGGTAGCCGCCACTTCGGGCGTCCTTCACGGCCGCCACGCGGGCGTCCGTATTCGCCGGAAACGTCACGAGCGACGTCTCCCACAATTCGATCTCGGTCAGTTGCCGCAGGTCGGCCTCGCGATCGTAGCGCTCGCCGATCACGCTGTAGCCGATCGACAGGCCAGAGAGTGCGCCCATCTTGAGCAGCGCGTAGGCCTCGCGTCCGAGCTGCGTGTCGGCCAGCTCGCCGACGACGTGCAGCCCGCGCGCGTCCTCGCGCATCGACCGCCACACGCCGATCACTTTCGACGGGTCGTGCTGCCACAGCATCGCCGGCATGCGGCCCTGCTCGTCGGCTTTGCGGATCGTGTCGGCGAAGGCGCCCGGCATGACGACATCGCCGTAACTGTCGACGACGCCGAAGACCGAACCATAGCCCTCGAACGTGCGATCGGTGTCGAGCGCCTTATAGCTGCAGGCGATCGCCTTGATCTCGCGACCGGCTGGGGCGGCGCTGCGCGCCTCGTCGAGTGTCTCGTCGATCCGCATCATCTCGTCTCGCTTTCGTGTGCTCCACGCCTGTCCGGGATCCCCGCCCCACAGCGCCCACGCGATGCGGCCAGCAGACGGATAGCCTTCTTCGTCAGGGCTGAAGCCTTCGCCGTCCTTGTCGACCTCGTGCCGGGCGAAGTAGGCATACATGTCGATGACCTTCGCCGGGTTCAGCTCATCCTCGATGAGAATTGCGCGCGCCTTCGCGACGCCGACCGCCGTGCCGCCGCGGCCGTATTCCTCGCGCCAGTCGAGGCCGCGCTGCGCTTCCTCGCGCATGCCCTGTGTCGGCGCAAGGTCGATCTCCACGCCGCGATACGTCGCCATTACTGCGCGCCCTCGCGCGGCTGCCCGACCGGCTGCATGTTCAGGGGCTCGAGATAGTCGTCGCCGCCGTCGACCGGATCGAGATTCTCCAGTCGACGGATGTCGTTGATCGACAGGAAGCCGGCCTGTCGTCCGACCTGATAGGCCTGATACCGGCTGTGGATGTCCCCGCGCAACAGGCCGTCGAGCTGGAACTCGAAGAAATACGACCGCTTCTGCTGCGGGCTGTCTGACAACAGCGACGCATGCAGCACCTGCTCGAATCGCACCGCCCAGGGCCTGATGCAGTGCTGCACGAACTCGATGGCCTGATGTTCGATATTCGAGAATGTCGATCGTTCCAGATCGCCGATCATGTGCGCCGGCACACGGAACAGGGCCGCGATCTCGCTGCGCGTAAACTTGCGGGTTTCGAGCAGCTGCAGATCTTCGTTAGTCATCGACAGCTTGTCGAGACTCATGCCCTCCTCGAGCACGGCCACGCGGCCGGCCTTGCGCGCGCCGCCGTAGGCCGCCTGCCAGGATTCCTTCAGCCGGGCCGCGGCCTCCTCGTCCAGCACCTGCGGATGTCGCAGCACGAGGCCGGGCGTGGCGTCGTTCTGCAGCAGCGTGCGTCCGTAGACCTGCGCGCTGTGTGCCGTGTCGATGATGTCGGCCGCATCCTGTATCAGCGACCGGCCCATCAGGCCAGACGTCGACAGGCCGCGCAGGTGCAGGATCTTGGCGGGCTCGCCGGCATAGGTCAGCCGAAATTCGCGCCGGCCGCCTTCCGCGGGCTGATAGATATAGATTGGCCCGAAGGCCCCCTGCTCTACCTGCATGGCGCGCGGATTCAACACGACCAGCTCGCGCACATAGCCATCGACGCGCACGATCTCGCAGTAGGCGTTGCCATGCAGCAGGCAGTGCGCCATGATCTGCTCGCGCCATTCGGTTGATGTCTGGAATGGGTTCGGTTTCCAGCGCAGCAGCTCGGCCAGCGGGTCGTTATCGACGCGCGTCTTGCCCTCGCCGATGCGACGATACAGCAGCAGCGGCAGCGTGCCGACGGTCTGGGCGATCACATTGACGCAGGCCAGCACGGTGGCCACGCGCAGCGCCTCGTCCTCGCCGGTCGTGCCAGATCGGAGAAAATCCGACACGATCTGCTGGATGGCGGTCGACTTCGCCCGCTTCGGGGCTGGCACTGCGCCGATCAGGCGCTCGAGTAGAGTAGGCACGCGCGTCACTGCGCGTCAGCGTCAGTCGGGCCGACCAGGCGGCCCGCGATGGGGTGTCCTGGGCTATCTGCCAGGCGGCTGGAGGCCTCCCCGATCGGCCCGACTCACCCATCGTCAGGCGCTTACACTGACACGCAATGCCAGCATGACGAATGCGGCCAGCACATGCTATGCCTTGTGGCCGCTATTGCGCGTTGTTTCCATTCGATGTGCGATATCCACGTCGGCTCGACGCACCAGCACGCGCCGTGCCGCCGGCGAGGCCTTCGTCGCCTGCACCGCGCCCTTGTCGATCCAGTTGCGGATCGTGCGCTTTGTCACGTGCGCCAGTGTTGCCGCCTCGTCCATCGTGATCCACTGCATGATGCCCCCTAGAGAATAATCAGCCCGCGCTCGCGCGGCCCCTTCGCCTTTGGCTGCAATTGCGGAAGCCTCGACAGCGCCATGATGAGCGCGACGATGCCGTCGATCTTCTCGGCCGCGCGCGCCTTGTCTGGCGCCACGTTGCCGTTCGGATCGGATCTGACGATCAGGTTGTCGGCCATCCACCGCAGGACGGGATGCCCGCCATGCTGGAGCTGCCCCTTCGCGACCAGTTCGGCGAGTTGCTTCGTCGGCTCGCTGAGGGTCCGGTAGCCCTGCCGCACCTCGACCGGCGTGAGCCCGTCGGCCTGCAGCTCGGTCGCCAGGCTGGTTGCATTCCATGAGTCATAGGCCAGCTCGCGCACCTCGAACTCGCGCGACAGCTCCAGCAGGGCCGACCGGATGAAGGCCTGGTCGATGACGTCGCCAGGCGTGACGTGCAGATATCCGGCGCGCACCCAGGCCTCTAGCGGCACCAGCGCCCGCCGTGATTGCTGCACCGCGGCCTCCGGGGCCCAGATGGTCGGTAGCACAATAACGCCGCCGTCAGGCCGACGGAACACGGCTACGGCCGCCGTGAAGTCGAACTTCGCCGAGACGTCCATGCCGATCACGCAGGGCTGCCCGCGCAGCGCAGCCCGGTCGATCGGGGCGCTGTTCGCCTCGCTGTCCCACTGCGCCATCGGCAGATACCGCTCGGCGGCCTGCACCCACTGGCCGAGGTGCAGCCGCCTGAACTCTGACTCGAATGCTGGGATGTGCTGCGCCTGCAGGCACTTGCGCGCGAGGTCGTCAGCCTTGACACTGATGCCGAAGTTGGGATTCGCCTTGCGCCAGATCGCCGGGTCACGCCAGTCGTCCTTCGGGTCAGCGCCAATGATGCAGCCGAACCATGTCGGGTCATCGACGATGCCGCGCACGACCTGGCTGCTGTACTGATGATGGTCTGCACACACGCCCGTCGTGCCCACGCCGGCCGTCGTGATCTCGAACAGCAGCGGCTGCCGCCTGGTGCCCGTGCCCGTCGAGAGCACATCGATGATCCCGGCCGACTTCATCGCGTGGATCTCGTCCAGGATCACCCCGTTCGGCCGCAGCCCGTCCAGCGTATCCTCGTCGCCGCCCAGGGGCACCAGCTTCGACGCGGTGGCGTGATGCCACAGATGCGTTTTCAGTGGCTCGATGCGCTGCGCCAGCGCCGGCACGCGCAGGACCATCTGCCGCGCCGTCTCCCAGGTGATCTTCGCCTGGTCCTTTTTTGTCGCTGCACAGTAGACCTCCGCGCCGGGCTCGCCGTCGAAGGCCAGCAGGCGCAGGGCAATCCCGGCCGCCGTGGTCGACTTGCCCTGCCCGCGCGGCTGCTCGCAGTAAGCCTGCCGATACCGCCGCCGGCCGTCCTCGAGCAGCCAGCCGAACAGGCTGCCCACAATGAACCGCTGGAAGGGTTGCAGGTCGATCGGTTGCCCCGCCCATTCGCCTTTGTAGTGCCGCAGCTTTGCGAAGAATGCAATCGCCCGCTCGGCCGTCTCAGCCGACCATCGCCAGCCGCGGTCACGCGCGACCGTCAGGTCGGCCAGATGCCGCGCGCACGCCGCCCGCAGCAGCTCGCCAGCTGACTCGTCGCCGTCGACGACACGCCGCGCGTAGGCCGTCGCGCCGTCAGGCGGGGCCGGTGTGCCCACTCGCCGTCTACGCGCTGGGCTCATCGTCGAAGGGGTCAATCTCCCGCGCCGGCTCGACCGGCACGCGGAGCAGGCTGGCCGGGTTCAATATCAGGTCGTTCTCCAGCGCCCGCGCCTTATCGAGCCACGACCGCAGCATCGCATCGGCCGGGTTCGCCTTGACCACCTCGCGCGTCGTCCCGTCCGGCTGGCATTGCGTCGTGATGATCACCGGGGCCGACTCGCGCACGATCTGCGTCAGCCGCTGCACCTGCGCCATTGCCACGCAATACCGGCCCAGCGCGTCGACCGACTTGTCACTGAGCCGGCCGTCGGCGGCCAGCCTGGGGGCGTAATACCGCCAGATCTCCAGCTCAGGGCCGGTCAGATAGGCCGGGGCGTCGGGCGGGGCCGACATCACCGGCAGCTGGCGCGGCCCGCCTGACCGCTTGCCGGGCTTCGTCAGCGACCGGCCGCTGCCGATCTCGGGCAGCCGACCGCCGCGCGAATGTCCACCAGATGGCATTTTTTCGCCTCCATTCACTTTAGTTTACGCTAATTTTTGCTTCATTCTGACGCAAACTGTCCTATTTCGGTGACAGTTTGTCCTGTTTTGGGGACGTTTTGAACCGCCCGTGGTCACGCAAGAG